GATGTCCATCAACCCTCTCTATAAGGAGATCCGCGAGTACATTAAGCTGATTGAGCAGATGTGGAAGTCTGTTGGTATAAGCGGTGTTATGGTTGCGCCTCCAGCAGACGATGACTTCGGAGCAGGGGACAACTATTACGAGCAGATGGAGAAGGAAGCGTTCGCCGACATCCACGAGCAACGGGGCTCAAAACTCAAACTTGTTAGGAGGACACAACCACAATGAAATACCTACGAGACATAGGAGAACAGGTAGCATGGAGCCTGCATGGGCTACCCTACAGATGGGGAGGTGATGATCCCATGACGGGGTTCGACTGCTCAGGGCTGTGCATTGTGGTGCTAAAGAGTGTTGGCATACTGCCCCGCTCAGGTGACTGGACTGCTCAGGGCTTGTACGACAAATGGAATCATCAAGGTGCCATCACCGTTCCCCACTCAGGGTGTCTTGTCTTCTGGCAGAACAAGGGGAAGTCCCGCATTGTCCATGTCGAGTACTGCCTTGATCACGGGCTCACCATGGGTGCATCGGGGGGAGGCTCGAGGACCACGTCGGAAACAGTCGCTTCCGTCCAGAACGCCTACATCAAAGTCCGCCCTATCCGCAAGTCCTATTTCGCTATCCTTGACCCCTATCAGGAGATTCAAGCATGAACAAGACCACAGTCATTAAGATTGTAGCCGCCGCCATCCTGGTTGTGTCTGTATCTGGGGGCGCCTACTTCCTTGAAGATAGGTATGCCTCTTCGCAGGAGGTAGCAGATGTCTCCCAGCGCCTGTCGGTGCATACTATACAGGATCAGATCAAGTGGCTCCAGCAGAGTATCTGGGCTATGGAAGATCGATGCGGTAACGACCCAAGCAGAATGACACCTGACCAACGTGCCCGCTACCGTCAGATGGTACAGCAGAAAGCGGATCTGGAACGGCAGTTAAACAGTATGATGCGGGGCAAACAATGAACCTCATCTTCCTCCATGTACCTAAGTGTGCAGGTACAACACTAATCACAGCCTTAAGAGGGGTCTATGAAGACCAGTTGTTGCATGACATGGACTTCCGACAGATCCGACGTAGGCATGTCGCATGGCCCTGGCAATCATAAGTCAATACAGCACAGGGCAGAACAGGGACAAGGCTGAGTTCGATTGGTTCATACGGAAGGGCACTAACTCGGTGAGTCGAATGGTAGGTGACCTGAGTCAGTACTTCTTTGTAGGTCTGCAGGAGAGGTTCGATGAAAGCATAGAGATGCTGGAGTGGTGTACTGAAATGACCTTCGAGAAGCCCTTGGTGTACAGGAACATATCAAACGGAGGCTTCTACCGCAGAGACAAGTATGTACCAACGGCAGAGGAACGCAAGCTAATTGAGGAGCAGAATCAGGCGGACATAGAATTATACAACCAGGCACAGGTAATATTCGAGGAGCAAAGGAAAACATATGGCGAAATTAAATCGAAGAAAGAAATCGAAGCCTAAGTCCATCAATTATAGAGATGGTGCAGAGGGCATGATAAAATGGGTCGATGATCATGTGTATATCCCTATCTACCCAGAGGGGAGTGACATAGCAGTATGGACGCCCATGAAGGATCTTCCTACTGAGAAGAACCCAAAGACAGGCAAGTCTTATAGGGACATATGGGATGGTCAGAAAGAAGTCTTGCGTGAGGCGTTGAAGATGGAGAACAAGAGGTTTGTATACAGGCTGATTGTTCTCTGTTGGATGCGAGGTGAAGGTAAATCATTACTCGCTTGTCTGATACAGTTGTGGAAGTTCTTTAACTGGCCCAGGCAACAGATCATGCTCGGTGCCAATAGTAAGGACCAAGTCAAGTTTGTCCACTACGACATAATGAGGGACATCATTGTTAATAGCCCTAAGCTGTTCGCCAGAGTGGGAGGTAAGCGAAACATACAGGAGAAGGAGATACGACTGAAGGACAGCGCAGGCAATATCAGGAGCATTGTCCGCTCCATCAGTTCATTCTCAGGTATCGTGTCGAATATCACAGGCTATACCTTCTCCGAGATTTTCGATATGAAGAAACCAAAGTTCTTCACCCAACTCGATGGTTCAATTCGTAATATCCCCAATGCGTTTGGAGTCATTGATTCCACGGTCAGCGAAAAAACACATATACTCTATCAGCTATATATTAACTTCATCCAGGGCAAAACCACTACCGTGTTCTTTTCATATCGGTACTCTAAGGAAGGTCTACCCGAAGACTACTGGAACCCGAATATGGATAAGTCCCAATTAGACGATTACAAGGCGAAGTTTATGTTTGGGGACTTTGAGCGGTACTTCCTTAATCTCTGGTCTGCAGGAACCCAGCGGGTGTTCTCCGAAGAGATGGTTGAGATGACTAAATATCTGGGAATGGACGGTCAACTGCTCAACACCTCCACAATGGTGGAAGAGTTACAAAGGAAAAACCATCTCATAGAAGTAATGACAGACATTAGTGGGAAGGGGTTTGCGGACGGTGGTGAGGAGACGGCTGGAAAGATCGATGAGATATACCTGCGGATGGTGCCCGTGTCGGGCACATACAGGCTTTCGGACAAGTACGGTCAGCCCAAAATGGCAACAATGGAGAACTTAGTAACCCTATCCAATCTATTTGATACTGATTGGGTGCTAACAGCAGGGAGCGACTACGGTGACCCCTACGCCGTGAGAGGCTTGGCAAGAACTCTGGCGATCATTCTTGCTAAAGGTTTACCGGGAAGCCGTAGTCGTCCTTTTGAGGCACTACTCACTCCTGACACCGCCCCTAAATGGATATACGTCACACTACTGGTATCCGATGTAGATAGCCACAGTGGTGACGTGGTTAAACAACTGTATGAGGCGGCTCATATAGAGTTTGGGGGATTGGACGTAATGTGTTCTGAGAGGTATGGTGCATGGGACATGGAGAAGTGGTGTGAGGAGCGAGACATCGAATTTCAGCCAATCTTTCCTACCTATGATCGCCAGAGAGATGCTTTCAAACAGGTGCTTGAGGCAACGAAAGAAGGGCGTTTCAAGTGTCCTGAGTTAGCAATAGCAGGGAGCAAGAAGGAAGACATCAGGGACGAAGAAATGGAGTCCTTCGACCATGATTCTGAAAAACGATGGTTCGGGAGCATAGAGAAATTTGAGAAATATGGCATCCAGGATGACTTTATGTTTGCTCTGGGATGGGCGTTCTACGGAGCCAGATTAAAAGGGATAGATGATTTCAGGATTCGTAAGGCAATTACTAATTTCGGTCACTTTATCCAGAACCCCGATCTGTTAGGAACGTATGCCTAATTTTAAATTTCATGCTTGACAATTAGACCCGAGGCATGATATTTCGTGATAATTAATTATCCTTTTTTCAAACAGAGGAGCCAAAAATGTTAGACAAGGCAAAGCAACTCGCCCTAACACATGATCAATTTGTTTCAGAATTAGAAAAGGTGCCCGACGAGGTCCTACAGAGGATCTCTTTTTCTATGCCCTGGCAATATAGCAGTCAGACTACTGAGGGGCGCCACAAAGATGAAGATGGGTTCCCTGTTACTGTTGGAGGACCTAAGGATGACACAACCCTCTCCCGGGAACCTCTCCAGCAAGAGTGCTTTGTTAAATTCCACCGCAATCCCCATGTGAACACTTCGATCAGAGGTTTAGTAGGTAGACTCACAGGTTTAGGCTTCGAGACCTCCTCTGAGATATGGGATATCCAATTAGCGATAGAGGAAATTGAACAGGATCAACGTAATCGATTATATAACTACTGGCCCAAGTTCATAGGACGTCATCACATCGAAGGTGAACTCTTTTTGTCCTTAACTCCCCATACCGACGGCTTCGTTGAGGTAGACTTCATTGACCCAAGTGTCGTTTCGTTAGGCGGAGATGACGATACAGGCATCATTTACCACTCAATGAAGACCCATATGCCACTTTTTTACAACATATCGGTAAATGGAACGCAAAAATGGCAAATTCCTTCGATATTTGTCGCCAGATACCCCGATTTGGTACAAGATGCGAAGAAAAGCAAGTGGTGGAAGCCGGAATTTCAAGGAATTGCTCGAAGTAGGAAGCATATCTATCGAAAATTCGGTGGATACAGCAAATTTATCATCAGTTGGGACAGGGGATTTATGTCCAGAAGGGCTATCTCATATCTCCGAACCATCCTCGAATGGCTCAACCACTACGAAAACCTCAAGAAATACGAGATTGACCACAAAAAGTCATCTGGCGCTTATGTATGGGTTTTCAAGTTTGAGGACATGAAAGCCTTTCGCCAGTGGTTATCCCTCTCAGATGCAGAGAAAAGGAACACAGCAGTAGGAGCAAAACTAACACCAGGCGGTCGTTTGATACTCCCTCCCGGCATGACCGTCGAAGCAGTCAACCCAAACCTCACCCAAATCAAAGATCAAGACACCGATATTATGCAGATGATAGCCTCAGGGCTCAATGAGCCAGAGGACATTCTTGTAGGAACGTCAAAGTCACCATTCGCCAGTGTTAAAGCATCCAGAGGGCCATTCTCAGATCGTAACTCCGATGAGATAGCCTATTTTGAAAGGTTCTTGAGGTATGACTTCTGGGGCAATCTATTCTGGCTCAAGGCGAAGATGACTGACTTCCCAGAGACCTTCAAATTGAAGATGGCGACTGCATGGAAGAACCAAGAGCCTGTATTTAAGAACATACCCAGACGCCCTGAACAGTTGATTGACATTTCCTTTCCGATTAGTGATGTTATTGACTTGGAGAGCAGAACGAAGGCAATGCTCGGTGTCAAACACGGACCAATCAGCGAACAGCTTGGTATCCCGAACAGGCAGGTTGCTAACTACTTAGGCATTGGAGGATACGGCAGGGCGAGACTGCAAAAAGCAACTGAGGAGGATCGATACCCTGAACTTGACTATGAGGCAGGGGTCGATGCAGGCGCCGCGCAGGAACGAGCGCAAGAAGTAACGAGAGGGGAGCCAGGTAAGAAAAACCCAACACTAAACAGGAGAAAAGCGGATGCCTCTGCTAAGCCTAAATAATGAAGGTAGGATAATCGTTGATGATGGTGACAGGATCCTTCGCCTTGACGAGGATAGTTGGGCAGTACCAACGATAAGTCGAACTCACCAGGAAGCGCATGAGGAGAATGCCTATCTCATTGTTTATAGTGCGTTGAAGGATGATACAGAGTTTATGGAGGTTAGGTTACAGACTGCCATTAATCCCAAACGACCTCATCTGGAAATTCATATTGAATCAGCTTTGGCATCCACCGTAGAGTTCTGGAAAGATACCACAAAGACTCATGTAGGTGGTAATGCCTTGACACCACTAAACAGGGAGTTTGAGTCTACCAACTCCTCATTAGTAACTGCTTGTCATACACCGGGAGGTTCTCAGGCTGGAGCAGCCACTATCTTGCAATATCTTGGCTCAACTTCTGCCGCAGGAAAAGGAGATGTTGGTGGAGCAACTGGAGGTCGTGCTGAATTTATACTTGCCAGAGGTCAATCATATCTGTTTAAATTCACATCAAGGGCAAACGCAAATGCCCTAACAATGGTATTTGATTGGTACGAACATACACGGAAGGGGTAAGTCATGCCTTGGACAGCAAGTGACGCAAAGCGTTTTAAAAAAGGACTCAGTGGAACACAAGCTGCCAAGTGGGCTAAAATAGCCAATGGGGCTTTAAAGTCTTGTCAAGCAAAAGGAGGATCAGGTTGCGAGGCAAGTGCCATAAGGATAGCAAACAGTAAATTTAACCAACAAAGTGAGGGTACCATGACTGAACAAAAGTTACCGAAAGGAGCATTGAGGTTTACTGATCAGGGTTGCCATGCTCATGTTGAGATGGCGGAGGTTGAGGGTAATAATAAAGCTGTCCCTAAACTCAATATGGTTGCGTACAGCGGAGGAGTGATCAAGGGGCATTGGTACTGGGACAATTTAGCGATTGATCTTGACGGTATCAAGTTTAGCGGGAGCAAATTCCCTGTCCTCGAAAACCACAGTACAGATCGAAAGATCGCGGTAATAGGGAAGCCAGTTATCGAGGACGGTAAACTGAAGGCTCCCGAAAATGCAAAGTTCATGCCGACGGAGGCGAGTCAGGAGTTCCAGCAACTGTCGGCAGAAGGGTTCCCTTATCAATCCAGTATCTATGCGAAACCCTCGAATGTTGAGCGTATCGCAGAAGGTGCCAAAGCAGAAGTCAATGGATTCACCATGAAAGGCCCAGGCACTATATGGTGCCAGTGCGATTTTAAGGAGATGTCAGTTTGCGTCTTCGGGTGGGACTCCAAGACGCAGGCTTCTGCCTTCTCAAAGGATGAGTTTGAGGATACATCCTACGAGGAGCACGAAGTAAACGCTGAAGGTAATGATGCCGACGGCAAACCTAACCAAAAACTTCAACGAAGGAAGGAGGTGAAAAAGACTATGGATAAGAACGAACTGAAGGAAACCTATCCCGACATGGTAAAGGAACTTGTTGACGAGGCAGTTACCGCCGCCCTGTCAACCGCCGAAGCCAAGTTTACCACGGAAAAGGAAACTCTTTCAACTCAGGTGGAGACCTTGCAGACTTCCAATGAAAAACTGGGAGCCGAGGTTCTTGACCTGCAGAAGAAAGATACCATCCGCTCCGAGGGCGAACTGTCTTCACAGGCAAAGGCGATCTGGAACCAAAAACTTGGGGAATCATCCATCCCCGAGCATGTGTGGGAAAAGGTAAGCCAGCATGTGTCCCATACCAAGTTCGTCTCCGATGGTGTGATTGATGTCGAGAAGTTTGCGGAAGCCATCGATGCTGAAATCAAAGACTGGGAGGGTAAAGGTGTGACCAGTACTGTTCTCGGGGCGGGCTTCTCTTCCAAAGAGCCCGAAGACGAGAATAAGAACGCCCAGGAAGCTGAAAATGTCCAAACGGACGTCAACCGCCTTGTAGGTCTGGCGGGTGGACAGACTTCCGATGATCAAAAATAAAATAAGATAGGAGGTGAGACTCTATGCCAAATTTTGGAAATCAAAGTCTGGACATTCCCCAGATACAAAGAGGCGTCCAATTGGACTACAAGCGTTTGTATTACTCCAACCCGGAGGCGGCGCTTAAAGTTCCGATCACGATTCAGGCAGGCTATGGTCTGATTCCGCAGGGTGCGGCATTGTCGAAGAACTTGTCGGCAGGTGGCAACGCAGGTCTGTTGCTCCCGTACAATGCAACAACGTTCGATGGATCGGAAACCTCGCCCGGAAGGGCGTATCTCGTGGCTGATACTCATGCGACTACTCCTGATTTTTATGTTTCACAGGACGATTCGTACAAGTTTCAGGTTGGGGATGACCTAATCGTCAATGACGATACCACCGCAGCCGAAAATGTTGGTGCCATTACCGCGATTGATCGTGACACAGATCGCACCAGGGCCAAGATTACGGCGACCACGAACATCGGTGGTACCGCTTTCACCGCAGCACGGAAGGCTCATGTGTTCATCGAGGCTGGCACATCAGGGAATAACTACTCTGACTGTGTTGGTCTCCTCGAAAAAGCCGTGCATACAGGGACCGGTGTGAGAGCGGCAGGAGCGGTCGCAACATTAATCCTGGGCAACGCCGTGCTTTATGAAGGCTTGCTCGAAAACTTTGACGCTGCGGCGAAGACGGATCTTTCGGCTTCGTCCTTCGGTCAGTTCGTCTATATGAAATAGAAAGGAGGTGAGACTCTATGCCACGAGGTGCTTCTGATATACCCATTCTCAGACTAGAAGTCCTTCAGGGCTTCATGACCACGTTTATGAACGCCCCGAAGTTTTTTATGATGAACCTTTTTCCCTCATCCAACTCGCCCTCATCCACTGTAAAGTGGGAGAGTCAGCGAGGCGGGAGAGCAATGGCTCCGTTCCTTCCCCCGGGCGCCCCTGCTCATGTAACTGCTCCGCATGGTATCGCGGAACATTACGCTGAGGCTGCTTACTGGAAGGAGAAAATGCCCTTTGACGAGGAGTTTTTAAATAATCTTCGGAAACCGGGCACAACGGCAGACTACCAAACTGCCGAACAAAGGTTGGCGAGAGAACTTGCCGGACTTTCCTGGCGATCTGATCGTCGGAAGGAATGGATGTGGACCCAGATGATGTTTAACAATGGGTTTACATACCACGTGAAAGGCGGGTACCGTGTCACCATCGACTACGGGATTCCCTCTGATCACAACGTCACGCTCGCCAGTGCGTACAACTGGAACGATGGTGGCAGTAAAAACATTCTGGGTGACATCCAGGATGCGAAGATCAAGATCCGCAACGACTGCGGTGGAATGATCAATGTCGCCATTTGTAATTCCGAGGTATTGAAACTGTTGGCGAATGATACAGCAATTCGTCAGATCCTGCGGCGAACCGATTTCATGCGCGGTTCCGGCGGGGCAGACGGTGGAAACCTCTATTCCGGCAATCTCCACGACCTGATTGGTGTCAATCCCAAGGTCATCGGGGCTCTGCTGGATATAGACGCCTTTTATGTCTATGATGAAATGTACGAAGTCAGGGGCTGGCTCACAGCTGGCGTCACGGGCGGTTCCACAACGTGGATCTCCGTCGATGAGGCGACCGACTTTGAAGCCAACCAGACTTTGCGTTTCTGGGATTCCAGTGCCGGCACTTACGAGGATGTTTTCATCCTGGCAGTTAACCACGAAGCGGGCACCATCCAGATCAGTACTCCGCCCGTCAATTCCTATCGTGCGTCCGAAGATTATGTCACCATGCAGAAATACTATGTCCCGTCGGACAAGTTTCTGATGATGGCTACTTCGGTCGACGGACAACCGATAGCCGAGTACAAGCAAGCACCGTTCGGACTGGGTCGTCATTACGGTCAATACACCGATCGACATGACAACTGGGATCCTGAGGTCACATGGATCCGCTGTCAGGACAAGGGGCTTCCCATTCTCTATAACCGGGATGCCGTCTATATCTTGACCGTGCAGACCACGGCAGCAGGTGCCGCAACCAGCACCACCACAACTTCTTCATCCTCGACTACGACTACCACAGCGTAATTGGGCTAAGGAGGCAATCGATATGTCAATCGAAAAGGTTATGCTAAAAGTAACCCTCAAAGCAGGGAAGAATGTTTGGGAGGAGGGGAGTGTCTTAACGGCACCCCTTCCCCCCGACATTCTCGATGAAATTTATCGACAGACTGGAACCGTCGCCGTAATTGAAGGTGACCAAAGGAATCAAACCAAATTAACTTTTGTTGCTCAGAGGGTGGAGGAGACGGCGAGTTCAATGACCACAATGCAGACACCCCCACCCGAGAACAGCAGACCAAAGCCCAAATTAAATAGAAGGAGATAGTAATGTCATTGACGAAACAGCAGATGGTGACCTTGATAGAGAAAGAGGTAAAGGGGCTTACCAACTATCTGGATTCTGATGACTACAACAATGCCTGTGACGATGCCTCAAGAGAAACAGGCTTTTCATATCCAGTCGCAGATGGTTTCGCCACTCTCTGGGTGAAATCCAGAGCCAAAAGGCATATCTTCTTTTATCTCCTCACCGAGTCTGCCCACAAATTCAAGTATGAACAGATCAACCTCCAGCACCGTTTCGAGCATTACAGAGACATTATCAAGTATATGGACGAGCAATGGCAAATCGCTCAGGAAGAAAATGCTCTGGAACTTGCTGGAGTTAGTGGGGTTAATGTACTCGGTACGAAGTTTGATGCAGGATTCGCCTACGAGTCTCAGACGGGTCGTGATTTTACTTATAACGATGGAAACGTGACCATTGTCTCACCGAAGGAAACTGACTAATGACCATAGGGCCAGATATTAAGGAAGCCATTGTCGAAGTTGGTCTAAGTTATACAATAATCAGGGATTCAGGTAACTTAACTGATAATTGGATGACCGTCAAGCCCAATGAACAGGTCACGAAGCCCTTTATCCGTGAGTATTTTTTAGAGGCTCAAATCGTCTATGACGCTCCAACTCTTGCCGGCGATATTATCCAATTTGATACCACTGGAGAGCGTTATATTGTAATGCACTTTACGCCTACCTTATTCGAGAACGCAATCATTCGATATGAGGGGGTACTGTATAAGACCAACGTTAAAGTATCCATACTGCGTCCGGGAGAGAGAAGGAATCCAAATACTCTTGTCATGGAAACCTATTGGAACATCGTGCAAGAGGACGCCGACCTCCTTCTCACAACCCCTTTATTCGGGCAGGATCTCGAAACGCAGGAAGAATTAGGCTTGCTTGGAATAGAATCACATGAAATCTGGTGTCCCAGCATTTACGGCATCCAACATCTTGATCGAATTAGAGTCACATCTGGTGTTGGTGTTGGGGATTATTGGAGATCGATAGCGATTAGGAAGTATCGTTTTCCAGAATGTGATGTGGTAAAGGTTGATGAGGATACGAGACCGACAACAACAACATCTTCCTCATCTACCACTACGACTACCACAACTCATACAACCACTACAACCACAGCAAGCAGTACCACAACTACCACGACCGCATAAAGAGTATGTGGTCGCCTTAT